GAAGCCGAAACGCAAGGCGAAGGCATCATGAGCACGCCGATGAAGATCATCTACAGCGCCCAGCAGCGCGGGCCAGCGACCGGCTTCAGCCAGTTCCTGCTTTACGATTGGAAGCCCCGCACCCAGTTCGCGCAACGCTTCGTGTCCATGCTGCGCACCGATCCGACCTTCCCGCGCACCCTTCAGACGCGCGGCGGCATGACGTTCTGGCTCGACCATCGCCGCACCCTACCGTGGGAGCGGCGCATGGCGGCGACGGCGTGGCGGAGCTACAATCGCGCTCGGCAGGTAGACAAGAAGGTCGCCTGAGCGCGGCTGCCTGCTGTCGCTGTTACCGGCATCGACGAGTGCTCTTGACGCCGTGAACGCATAAGCGTATTCAGAGGCGAATCAACGATAGGCTGCGCTAAGTTCACCCGGACGATCCCCGATCGCTCCGGGCTTTTGCATTTCTGGGGATCGCCCAATGGCACAGTGCTTCTCGAGCGGCCGCATCATTTCATGGTCGCGCCCCAGGCAAACTGTGTTCAGCGCGCGCGACTTCATTCCTGTCACGCAGCTCGCTCGGGCGCTTGCCGCGGCGCAGGAGTACGTGACGATCTCCGGGCTCACTGTCGTCGACGACACGAGGCCCAAGGCGCTGGCGGTGGTGGCCAAGGCGGGCGACAGGTGGACCTGGCTCCCGCGCTCGGCGATCAGGCGGCATGACGATGGCGCCATCACCATGCCGCGCACGATGGCGCAGGCGAAGGGCCTGCTGCCGATCGAGACGAGCGCAGCCGCGTCAGCATGATCGTTCGCTCTTGGATATTCCGCTTTCGTTCTTGTGCGTGGCGAACGAATCGCATATCCATGCGAACCGGCGCCCGACACACCCTTGACGTTCGCGCCAGCCTCCGCACTTTCCTCTGACGGTCAAGAAGCAACCGAGAGAGCGACGAGTGCCCCGCAACGGGTCCTTCCCGGGCCTGGCGAAATGCGGGAAACAGAGGCGCAGTTGGCGCCTAGCGCTGACCCCCAAAACTGATGCAACGCTCATCTCGTGCAACGCGGGTCTGGGTGCATGTCATCTTCACCCACCGATCCCGCTGACGATCTGATCAGCATCGCCGCCGCGGCCAAGGCCGAGGGGATCAACAAGAGCACGCTCAGCCGCCAGGTGAAGAGCGGCCAAGTCCGCTCACACGGTGGGAAAGTGCGCCTCTCCGAGGTGCGCGAGGATCGCGCCAAGAATGTGCGCACGACCTCGACGCCGGCGGCCGAGGCAGCGTCCGGTGTTGCTGCGCCGGCACCCGCGTCAACGGCACCGTTGCATGCAACCCCGCGTGCAACGAAACGCAACCATGCAACGGACAATGCAACGGCGCCGTCCGATGCAACGTCGATCGGCGATGCGGCGGCGCGCGTGGTCGCGGAGGTGGGTGGGTGGATCACCCTTGCGGCCGCAGCGAGAGCTGCAGGGGTCAACAAGAGCACGATCAGTCGGCAGGTGAAGAGCGGTGCCATCCGATCCCAGGATGGCAAGGTCCGGCTGGCCGAGGTCCTCGAGGATCGCGCGAAGAACATCAACCTCAGCAAGAGGCGTCGAGCAGCGCAGCCAACTCTACCGCTGCCGAAGGACCCTGGGGATACGCCTCCGACCATTGACGACCTTGAGGCTGACCCCGATGACCTCGAGGTCCTGGTCGATGGGCGCACCCTTACGTTCGCCGATGCGCAGCGGCTGAAGGAGACCTATCTCGCCAAGCAGCGGCAACTCGAATTCCTCGAAAAGATCGGGACGCTCGTCAGCCGCAAGCACGCCGAGGCGCTGTTCTTTGAGGCGAGCAGAGAGGCGAGAGATGCCTGGCTCGGGTGGCCGGCCAGGAACGCAACGTTGATGGCCTCCGAACTCGGGGTCGATGCGCAATCGCTGACCGAGACGTTGGCCAAGTATGTCCGACAGCACCTCGAAGAGCTCGGCGAGCCCGCCGCGCCTGAATTCGCTCCTAGCGACTGACAGCCTTCGGGCAGCTTGGCGCCGCGGATACACGCCCCCGCCGAGCCTGACAGTCCCCGAATGGGCGGAGCGCTATCGTCGCCTGTCGCGCGAATCGAGCCAAGGCGGCCGCTTCTTCGTTTCGCGCGTCGAAGTCGCCCGCGGCCCGATGCTGGCGGCGACGGAGCCGGGCGTGCGCATCATCACGATGATGGCGTGCACCCAGCTCCTGAAGGCATTGGATGTCGACACGCCGATACCCACGCCCTCCGGTTGGGTGCGCATGGGAGACCTCAAGGTCGGCGACATAGTGTTCGACGAAGCCGGTCGACGTTGCACCGTAGTCGGCGCAACCGAGCCCATGCTTGGACACAAGTGCTACCGGGTCACCTTCTCAGAGGGTGCGGAAGTCATCTGTGACGCGGGGCATCTCTGGCGCGTCGACGACAATCACGACCGAAACAGAACGGTCGAGACGCGGGTGATCAATACGGCCGAGATGGTCGAGACGGTCAAGAACAGGCGTGGCCGTCGGCGATACGCTATTCCGGTCACGCGGCCTCTCGACCTTCCTGTCGATGAGGGGCTGCCGATAGCGCCCTATGCGCTCGGCGTGTGGCTCGGCGATGGCTCTTATACCGGCGCGAGAATTTGGATACCTGCGACTGACGCACAGATCCTGGGTGAGCTCGGCCGCGAAGGCGTGACGACGCGAGTCATGGAGCGCGGGGCGAACGATCTCCTCCGCGTCAGCTTGGACTATCCCCGCCCCGCCAATGTGTGCCGGCGCGGTCATCGCCTAGACGCGACCGGCCGCACGAAGGGCGGCTATTGCGCAGAATGCTCTCGGCAACAGGTGCTCGCGAGCAAGTGGAAGCGGCCTCGGGCTGATCAGGTGCGCGGTGACCTGCTCAGTTTCGGTGAGCGGTTGGGCCTGCTCGGCGTGAAGGGGCGCAAGCACATCCCTGCCGCGTACCTGAGGGCGTCGGCCGAGCAGCGGTGGGCGTTGCTCCAGGGGCTGATGGACACCGATGGGACGGTGACCGAGAGAGGTCGCTGTGCGTTTTGCACATCGACGCCTGAACTCGCCGATGGTTTCTTCGATCTCGCGGCGTCGCTTGGTCTGAAGGCCCGTCCAAAGGTCGTCGATGTCGGCTGCTGGTACAAAGGCGAGTGGCGGCCGAGCAAGAGCTATCAGTTCTCCTTCACGGCCTATGCCGATCAGCCGATCTTCCGGCTCGAGCGCAAGCGCATTCGGCTTGGTCAGCGGACACTGGACGGCAATCGGCCGAGCCAGACTGAGCGCCGACGCATAGCGAGGGTCGAGGAAGTACCTTCACGCCCGGTCAAGTGCATCGCCGTCGACAGCCCAAATCGGCTGTATCTCTGCGGCAGGGACATGATTCCGACCCACAACACGACCGTGATGGAATGTATCCAGGGTCGGTTCATCCACCTCGACCCCGGCCCGATGCTCGCCGTCTATCCGAAGGATGACGCGGCGGAGACGCATTCGAAGGATCGCCTGGCCCCGATGATCCGGGACACGCCGGTCCTCAAGAAGATCTTCGGCGAGGGCAAGGCGCACGACGCCGGCAACACGCTCTCGCACAAGCAGTTCACCGGCGGGCACATCTCGATGGTCGGTGCCAACAGCCCGACCAACCTGGCGATGCGGCCGATCCGGTTCTTGTTCGCGGATGAGATCGACAAGTACCCGATCTCGGCCGGCGCCGAGGGTGACCCGATCACTCTCGCCGAGGAACGGCAGGCGGAGTTCTCATCGAACAAGCTGTCGGTGAGAGCCTGCAGCCCGACGATCGAGGGGCGGAGTGCGATCGCCGCCTCCTACGAGGAAAGCGACCAGCGCAAGGCGTACGTCGCGTGTCCGCACTGCGGGGTGATGCAGGACCTGGTGTGGGAGCGCGTGCGCTGGGACACCGACGAACGTGACCGAATCAAGCCCGAGACCGCGCGTTACGTCTGTGTCGCCTGCGAGAAGCCGTGGAGCGAAGCCGATCGGTTGGTCGCTCTGCAACGGATCGAGTGGCGGCAGACGCGCGAGTTCGAGTGCTGCGGGAAGCACCAGAAGCCGGAGGCTTGGAAAGTCGTTTACGGCGTCGGAAGGGCGCTGTGCTCCGAGTGTGGCCGGCTCGCCGTCCCCAACGAGCATGCCGGCTTCCTCGCCTGGAAAATCCACGCGCCCAAGCAGTCGATGCGGGAGCTGGTCAAGAAGTTCCGGCGTGCGCTGGCCAAGGGCCCCGAGGCGCTCAAGACCTTCTTCAACACGCAGATCGCGCGCACCTGGAAGGAAACCGGCGAAGCGCCCGAGTGGACAGCCGTCTACGAGCGTCGCGACCGCTACTACAAGATGGGCACCTGTCCGGCCGGCGTGCTCATGCTGTTCGCCGGCGTGGACGTCCAGAAGGATCGCCTCGAGGTCCGGGTCTGGGGGTTCGGCCGCGAGCGGCAGCGGTGGCTGGTCGACGTCAGGATCCTGCCCGGCTCGCCGACGACTTCGGGCGTCTGGACAGAGCTGGCCAAGCTCTTCGCCACAACCTGGCCGCACGAGCTGGGCGGCGAGATGCAGGTGCGGGACTGGGGCATCGACTCCGCCGCATTCTCATCCGAGGTCGCGGCGTTCGTGCGGTCCCAGCGCGGCCGCGGCAACGTTCATGCGACGCGCGGCCATGACAAGTACGAGGCGGCCTTCCTCGGCGTCGGCGCCATGGAAGTGAGCGCCGATGGGAAGAAGCTCTCCCGCGGCCTCAAGACGCT